ATATTACCCTTTCAATAACATCGTTCAACAACCAAGCTTGGTGCGTAAATGATGTTATATATCTGCTAGGAATTCCCGACCATTCGGATTTTATATTGTTTCTTGACGTTAAAGCTGGAACACCTCCCAAACCGCCCGTTGTTTCCATTGTGCCCATTCTAACAACAACTGTTGACGCACCTGGATCAGCCGCAAGAACAACAGTTGTTGTTAATCCAGAAGGTGTTACACTTGTAATATCAACCGCTGTTCCATCAACCAAAACTTCAATTCCGTAAATGCACTTTACACCAGAACTATTGAAGCCGCTGGCATCTGTCATGTTTCCGGCATTAATTCCAATTTCAACAGAACCTTCAAAGTAATTGTGCGGAATTTTAATTGTTGCGCCTGTTCTTGTGAATGGATATGCTTTCAAACAAGTCTCCAAACCAGCTTTCGCCCGCTTGTATAGATACCAATCGAATTCACCCATTAAAGCTTGCGCTTCACCAGGCGGGTGAACTCTATCGACTTGGAAACCGTAAGGTGTTGTTGGACCGGCAAGCCAAACATTTTCATTTTCATCACCGAATTCAGATTGCGCCCGCATTATTTCAAGCCAATCATCATTGAAAACGCCACCCATTTGATGCATTAAAAAAATTGGTTCAAAAGATAGATCATCCAACGCAATCTTGCATGTTTTAGCTATGTCACTGAACCATTCTGACATATATCTTTTATATTGCGCTTTTGTTGTCGGTGTTGCGCTACCTGGAACGCCACCCGCTGCAATGTTATCTGTTTCAGCTTCACCATGCGCAAAGCTGAAAATAATTTCAATTTCATCGCAATTGTGATCAGTTTTTAAAAGATAAACAGCTTGTGAAAGAAACATCGAAAAATCAACAAATAATGAAGAACCACCTTTGCGCAATTGCGTATAATCGCGCGCACCAAGTGCGTAAATTCCGCAAACAGTAGGGCAATCGGTCATCATTGCAAAACCGTCAATCTTACCGGCTTGCGTTGTTCCTGGTTCAAAGCGAACCAGACTTTCATAATCAACACTGTCAGCATTGAAAGATGTAACATTCACCGCAACATCAGCATCAGCATTCCTATCAGCACCACCGGCAATCATGTAAGAATAAGGACTTGTCCAATCTACTTTAGGTTGCCCGCTTGTGTAATCGCGCCTAACCGACAAAGATTGACCAATTGAAGCAAAGATAATTCCTTTCTTTGCGCTTTTATTTTTGGTTTTTCTTTTTGCAATCAACGCGCTTTTAAAATATTCTTCATTATTCGTAGTTTCTGCAATTATGGCAGTATCTAAATCATCTTGTTCAATTTTCAATAAATCAGCCGCAATTCTTGCAGCTTGTTCAGCATCTAAAGATGTTTGATCAGCTTTCAAATCATCAGCACCATCAACATATGATTTTAAAGGGATTTGACCTTTCAAATCCGCAGTTGAATTACTGTTATTTTCATAAAGCGATAAAAAATTGCTTGAAAATACGCTGAAACCTTCACCTGGTTCAGTTCCAGACAAGCCCGCAGATGTTGTCGCAAAATCTGGATAACCTAAACCTGAAGCAATTTCCAATGCTTCAACCCTTGTCTGAAGTTCAAGAAATCCTTGAACCGAACCTTGTCTTGAAGGTTTTTTGTTCGCGTCAAAAGGATCACCAAGAATTGCGGCTTTAAAGGTATCATATGCAGACATTTTACGGTTCCGTTACTGTGATTGTGAATGTTGGAAAATTCTTAAAATTTCCAACGTTGTCTGAAACACGAATTAGAATATCCGCGTAAGTTCCTGCGATGGTTGGCGTTCCAGAAACAACACCGGATGCGGTGTTTATAGTTATTCCGTTTGGCAACCGTCCATATATGTCACTGAATATATATGGTGATTGACCCCCTGTCACCCCAATTGTGAAACCCGTATAAGCAACATCAATTTCAACTGTTACAACAGGTGTTCCGGTCAGTGTTAAAGATGAAGTGCTTATTGTTGGAATTGGTGTAACATAAGCTGAAACTTCACCACCTGTTGAAATTCCGCGCCACCTTACAAAATATTCAGCGTTTGCAACAACACCGCCGCTAACCGCATAAAGTTGATCACTTGGAATTCCCATCGGCAACCATTCCGCATCATCTGGAACAGTCACACCATCAGGTTTCAATTGATATTGAAATTCATATGACCAATCATCACGCGACGCAGCATCAAATGAAACCCTTATTGTGCTGTTTACAAATTCAACAACAATTCCGGTTGGTAAGGTTGGAAGGTAATAAACCAAGCTGTCAACAGTGATCGGCTTTGATCTTTCTTCACCTGTTAAAAAAGCCCAACGGTTTTCATCAATAGGGACGCAACCGAAACCAACAAAAGCACCTGAAGCATCAACTTCAGTTGGCGTTACAATTTCATGATCACCCGCAAATTCATTGTCATAAAGCAAATCAAAAATTCTTTCTTGCCGCGCCCGCAAGCCGCGCAAACCTACGGTTGGTAAAAGCTTATAAGGCGATTGTGAACGGTGTGAAATTGATTTTGCAAGTTGCATTGCTTGCCGATGATTTTGAATTGATAGTGCATCAACAACCAAATATTTAGGTGTTTCACCTTCAACAAAATAGAACGGGTTCACATATGGTGCGCAAGGTTGCGCGGTGTAATTTGCATCAGGATCAATATAACGAACAATAACACCTTGTGTTAAACTTTCACCGTTTTGCGCTTCAACACTTTCCATCGCAACAATGTCACGATTGCGAACAAGTTTCAAACTTGGCGCATAGTAATAACCAACGCGCGGCCAACATTTACCATCATCATCAAAAACAAGTTGCGCATCACATGACATTAGAATTTGCTGTTCACCGTTTGTGCGTTCGGTGCTTTCTGGAATTGAAATATCACATTGCCAAAATGGCGCAATTCCACCATCAATGTCAGTTCTTGTTGCACCGCAAATGCTCGCTTGTTCTGCAACTTTATCCCAATTGATTTTTGAAGCCGCTTTATTGCGACCATATCGGTTTGTTCTGAACCATGCCCAAAGAAGAACAGGATTTCTTGAAAACTCATAAGTTGCGCGATTACCTAAAGTGTGTGAAACTTCACGCGGATCATAAACATTTGACCAATTACCAACAATTGAAAAACTTGGTTCACCAATACCAATTGCACCGCGCCAACGGAATATTTTATAACGATTTTCAGATGATATTGGTGAAATTTTAATTGCTGAATAAGTTGTTCCAACAAGTTTATGATCATCCGTCCAAACACCCGAAAACGCCGCTTTGAATTCTGTAAGCGCGGGCGGTGTTGGATTAGCTTCAGTATGTGTTGTTGTAAATATTTGAAATTTACCAACATCATCTAAAAGAAAGTTTTCAGACGTAACAACACCGTTAACATCAACTTCAATAACTTCATCATCAAAATACAAAGCAACGGTTTCAGTTAAAATACTATCAGCATGAACAATCACATACCAAAAATTTCCATCAGCATCAAATTCAGCAAAAATAACGCCGCCACCTTGCCGATTTTGACCCGCTGTCATCCATCGTTCGGGTTCAGGTAATCGGACATTCACTTTCGCGGCTTCAATTGACGGTGCTTGCGGCTTGCGAATGAAAAGGCTTGTGACAAGCTGTAAGCCCACCCCCAGGATCAAAGCACCGAACGGGCTGGAAAAGAACGCCACAATGCCAGACCAGCCACCCACGGCCACCAGGGCAGCGGAAACGGTTGCCGTGATGCTTGCCGCCGCCGCCGCTAAAAATGCTCCTACTGGTGGCATGGTGTGACCTTCCAAGCGTGAATAATATTTAAGAACTTCACGCCGATTTCTATAACACCGCGTTCGGTTCTGAAAGCAATTCTTTCACCAGTGCAAAGACCGGTGATCGGTTCATTTATTTCAACAAGAACAATATCACCTTCAACCGGTTCTTCAGTTGAACACAAACCGGTTGAATTGATCAGATTGATTTCACCACCCCAATTTGCAACATGATTTTTCGCACCGGTTTCATTATCATATGTTCCGCGAAAAATTGCACCGAAATCTTCATAACCGCAATCAACAAGGTAATTTGCAAGTGAAAGTAAACAGTCATCAGAACCCCAAGTGAATTGCGATTGACGCCATTTTTTCAAAGTTTTTGAAACAAGATCATTCATGGGATTTGATACGTTCTATTTGCTAACGCTGCAACAAATGAACAACCAAGATCGGTTTCAACACCTAATTGCCGCGCCCGTTCTTGTTGAACAGCGTTTGAATAAGTTCCGTTTGGAATTTCAGAACGTCCAAAATTTCCATCTTTGCAGACAACAGAACATTGATAATTTTTAACACTTGCACCATTTACAAATTCAAGCTTTTCCGAAAACTTTGAATTCATCATTGTAAATTCACGAAAGAAAACAATTGGTGTTTGCGGGCGCAACCCTTCATTAATTCCGAAAATTGCAAGATAACAAGTGACGTTGCGACCAAAAACACGGCTTTGTTCATTTCTAATATCTTGATAAACAGCAGACGCCGCCGCACCTGGTGTATCAATCAAATTCAAACCCATTTCATAACGTGCTGATGAACCATCGCGCCCATCGGTTATTGCCGGTGTTTTGTGATGATCTGAACCATTGGCGTCAATTGTTCCTAACCATTCGTTACCATCGGACGTGAAAAGTTTACCCTTTCCTTGCCAAACGCGAACAGGGTGATCAAGAAAATCGTAAAACCAGCACCGCCGCACAATCGCCCGAACATCGGTAAATTCATCATCACCGCCAATGTATTCATCAAGAACATCATAAAAATCAGGCATTAGATTATTACCTCATTGAACACAATCCGGTTCAACTGAATTCCGCCAATGTTTCCGGCATCATATGAATTACGAATTTCAGCGCCGTTTGCAATTGCACCAGTAAAATAAGGTTTTAACCAAACAATTGAACCATCAGAAACAGCGTTTCGCAATGGCGGTGAAACAACAATATTGGCGCGGGTTCCAACATACGAAACATCATCAATAATGTAAGAATAATTTCCAATACCGATAACATGACCGTGTTTTAAAATTTCACCAAATGAACCCATTGAAACGGAAAGTTCAACAGCACCTTCAAGCGCCGTTCCAGAAACAGAAACATTTGCACCATCGTTTGCCCAAGGTTGATTATTATCCCAAGGAAAATCATTGTCCCAAGAAAGATTATTTGAAACTATGTTGTAATTACTTTCACCAATGAAAGATGCAAGTTGTGGTGTTTTAGTCAACTGAATTTTGAAAATCGCACCATTGATTTTTGACATTAACCAGGATGAAAAAGGTGAATTCCATTCGTTCACTTGATACGCAAGACGCATTTCAAGAACAGATCGCCCGCCTGGTTCCGGTGACATTATCCGCGCGCCGCCTGAAGTCAAACCACCGTCAAAATATGAACCAGGGACGTGAAACAATTGGCTTTCAATTTTCAGTGTTGGAAAATTCCAAATCTTGTGATTGATGGTCATTACATGGTTCCGTTCTGTTCATAATCGGTCAACCAACCAACCATTGATTTGCGAACATCTTCCTTGGTGTTTTCACCTTGCGCCCTGATATTTGCAAGAACTTTTTCTTCAGAAACAGCGCCTTCAATTTTATAGGTGTTTTCAACTTTCACCGAATTGTTCACATTTGCCGATTTCGCCGCGCCGCCGAACATCTGAACACCAAGTGAACCGTTCGCACCGCGCTCTAGCGGCATGATCGCTTCAGGACCGGCTTCACCCATAACGCCAAGCGCCGCACCCTTTGCAAACGTGAACGGTGTTGCGGTGTTCACAATGCTGTTTGTGAAACTTCCACCGTTCGCAAACGGTGTAACACCGGAATTTCCGAAAGCATTTCCGGTTGCGTTCGGCAACGCATCGCCGCCGCCAAAACTTCCACCGCCTGAAAATCCAAGAAAACCAAGCAACGGTTTGACAACCAAAGCTTGAAATGCAATGCGCAACAAGTCTTTAATGATTGATTTTGCAAGATCGCCAAAACTTGCTTCTCCTTCAACCGCAAGATTAATGAATTCATCACCAAGATTTGACAAAGTATTTTCAGCCAAATCTTTCATTTGCGATGAAACGTCATCGGTGCTTTTATTAACTATGTTTTGCCATTGTTCAGCCGTTCCACCGGTTGCAAGAAATGCCGCTTGAATTCTTTCCAGGCTTTGAACAAATTGGTCATTGTTCAAAACACCGTTTTCCATTGCTGTTTGAACAGCATCAAACGCCGATTGCGCTTGTGAAAACGGTTCATTCAAAGCGCCGTATTGTTCCGCAAGCTTTTGAAGTTCTGTTTGTTGTTCTGCAATGGCACCTGTTGCACCGCCACCGCCACCCGCTGAACCAACCGCCGCCGCAACAGCCGCTTGTTGTCTTTGGTATTCAATCAAGGCTTGACGGTTCATTTCAGTTGCTTCAGCGTTTGCAATGAATTCATCACGTTGTTCAGCCAACGCCGGTTGCATGATCGGATCAAAAGCGGTAATATCACCGAATTGTTCACCAGCCAACGCACCCGCTGTTGCAACAGGATCACCGCGATTTTCAAGCCGAATTTCACTTTCACGCAATGATGAAATTCCTTGTGCTGAAAGTGAAATCATATTGTTGTGAGCGCGCTGAAGTTCATTTGCCAAACGGCTTGCTTCATTTGCGCCCGCTGCAATGTTGCCGCTGATGTTTGTTCCAGCGATGTTCAAAAGAATTCTGTCAGCATCGGACGCTTCACCGTTCAAGAACCGCAACAATGCATTCACCCGTTCAACATTTTCACCAAGTGTCCCAGCGTTTCGCGCCGATTGAATTAAATCATTTACCATCGGCGCAAGTTCCGGCACCGCTGTTCCAAGCCGATCAAATCTTGAAATCAAATCATCCATTGGAATTTGACCGCGCGAAACCGCATTTGCTAAATCGTAAAATTCAGCGGTCATTTCTTCAGAAATTCCAACTTGATCACGAACACCATCGGAAACTTTTAAAACTTCATCAGAAACCCCGATTAAAGCGGTGCGCCATTCTTCAGCGTATCGAATTTGCGCAAGCAATGCTTCAGTTTGTGAAATGTTTCGCAATTGCGCTTCAGTTTGCGCAAGACCATCAACAACACCTTGCAAGCTGTCTGTTAAAGTAACCGCGCTTTCATCAAACATATCAATTGAAGTTGCGGCAACATCAGCGGCTTCGCCAGACCTGGTGAACCAGCGCCAAGCAAGCGTTAAACCGGTAACAATTGCAACAAATGGAATTAAAGACATTGCCAGGGTTAAACCGCGCGCCGCGATTGCGCCCGCGATGAATTGCGCTTGAATTGTTGTAAGCATTGCACCCATGCGAACCAAACCGGCAATCATTGCAGGAATTTGACGCGCAACCAGGACGCCAAGCGCGATTGCGAAAACATCAGCGTTATCAGCCGCAAGTTCAAAGACTTTCGCAACCGCTTCACCGGCTGGAACAATCACCGAAAGCAACGCATAACCGAAATCAATTGAAAGGTTTGTTAATTTTTGCAGCAACAAACCCCAACGTTGATCAAGACCTTGTTGAACAGTTGTAAGCGCCGCATCGGTTGCGCCCGCTTTGTTTCCCATATCCTCAAGAATGCTATTAAATGCATCGCCACCCGAACCAGCAAAAGCAAGCGCCGCGTTCAATGCTTCAACTGAACCGAACAAAACAGAAAGGTTATCGGCTGAACCATCGGTTTTTTCAACAATATCGGCAAGGAAACCGGCAAGACCTTTTGAACGCAAACCGGCTGTTGAAAAATCAATTCCCAATTGTTTTGCAAGTTTTGCAGCTTCAGCGGTTGGTTTTGCAACACCTGAAAGAATTGCGCGCAAGCTTGTGATTGCTGTTGCAGTTGACAAACCTTGAAGCGTTAGCGCCGCCGTTCCTGCAACCAATTCATCAAATTCAACACCAAGTGAAGCCGCGATTGGAATAACGTTACCAAGACCAGACGCAAGTTCACCAACGGTTGTTTTACCGGCGCGCATACCTGTAAACAAAGCATCAGATGCATCAGCCGCAAGCAATCCGATTGACGCATACGCATTGGTTGCGGTTGTCAGAATATCAACACCGGTTCCAACATCAGTTATACCACCAATCGCAAGTTTATTCGCGGTGTCAACAATATCAATCGCCGCCGCCGCATCGGTTGCACCCGCTGAAACAGCCCCATAGAACGCTTTAATCTGGAACGCCGCGCTTGTGCCGAATTCATCAGCCATTGCCCTTGCAGCGGCGCGCATAACGTCCAGTTCAGCCGAACCAGCCGGTAACAGGGTTGCAAGTTCTGAAAGTGAAGCCGAAAGTTCACGCGCGCCCGAAATCATGGCTTCAAATGCGAAACCGGCAATAACGCCGGTTGCAATTCCCATCAATCCAGATGTTAAAGAACGAACACCATTTGAAAGCCGACCAAAAACAGATGTTGTTGTTGTTGCACCATTTGCAACGCGACCAAGAACGCCGTTTGTTCTTGTCATTGTTCTGTTCAGATCATCAGCCGCACCTTCAACCCGTTCGGCTGAAGGTCTTAGTTCATGCAACTTTTTATTCGCCCGATCAAGATCACTTGTATCAGCGCGGAAACCAATTTCAGCAATATCAACCATTTTTGCCCGCGCCTTTACTTTTTATTTGCCTTGTCTTTTTGCCGATCTTGAAAATCTTTCAATTCAGAATTCATTTCGGCGCAAAAAGCTTGATCCATTTCTGACAGTATATCATATTCGGACGGGCGCACAACATTTCCCGTTAATGTCACCCAAGCCAAGAATTCAGATGGTGGAATTGGTAAACAAACCCCATCTGAAACGCGCAATAATTTGTTTGAAAGTTCAAAATACCATTCAATTAAATATTCGCCGTGTTCTGGAATATTTATTTCTGGTGTTAGATTATCTTGATCAAAATCTTCATTGCGTTCGCGCCTGGTTTTACCGTTTTCATCTTTGGTATCATACCGGACGCGAACGCGAATTGCCTCACAAAGTTCTTGTGATAGGTCTAAAAAAAACCCTTGGTGTCATCAAGTTCATCACTCAATTGCTTTTTGAACCATGTGATTTCTTTCAGAACAGCCGCAACGTTTTTCGGATTGAATTCAGGCTTTTCACCCTTGAATGAAACATCATCGCCATACCATTCCCAACCGGTCAAGGTTGCGCCGATCAAAGCAATTTCGTTATCTTCAACTTCAATCGCTTTCAGCACTTTGCCGCGCTTTTGCTTTTGCAAATTGAAATCGGTGATCTTGCGTTTGATGGTTTTCATGCGCGGATCATCTGGTGACATTAGCGAAACGCGAATTCCAACCGGTTCATCAGAACTTGGATGAAGAATTTCAATCGTTTGTTCTTTTGGTGCGATGTTTGCAATATCGTTCATTTTGGGGTTTCTTTCTTCAGTTTGGGGTTTTCAGTTTTTATGCCGCCGCGTCATCAACAATTTCAAGTTGCTGCAAACCAAGCGTAAAGATTTCAAGATCAAAATCTTCATTCCGGCCCATCGGGCGGCGCGGACCGGTCACAAGACCACGGTTATAAATCATGGTTGGTGTTCCACCAGCGGGCGCATCATTGCGAACAATTTTGAACGCAAAGTTGTTGTTCAAAAGCGATGCGGCGCGCAACGCAATTTGACCGTTATCAGTTGGAATTCGCGCAAGTTCAATTTCAGGCGAACCGGCATCAGTCATCCCTTTTGCTTTCTGAATAACGCTTGTATCCCAAGTGTCATATGAAAGAATATTTGTTGAAGGACCGACTTCACCGTGTGAACCAACCGCTTTGATTTGCGTCCAAAACAGTGCTTCATATCCGGCAAGATCAAGATCGGCATCTTCAGCAAGCGGAACTTCACCGTCATCAGCGGTTGCAACACCAATCCAAAGCGTTGCCGCCGCGTTTGTGTTTGCGAATGCCAGGGCCGGTTGAACGCCCATTGTCAAAAGGGTTGGTGTCATGGTTAGAAATCGTTTCATTGCCTTATTCCTTTTCAGTTATGGGCGAAAACTACGGTAAGCCATTGATACAGGGTAAAGCGTTTCTTTGCCAGCCTCAATATCACTCAATAATTTAGGTTCTTCATATATGTTCAGCGCGAAAACGTCAAACCCAACATCATTTAACCAAGCTTGATCATTATCCCAAAGTTGCCCATTATCCCAAGTTGATGTTGTGAAATATAAAAGCTTTCTTTGTTTTGTAAAATATGAAGAAACGCTTTCAATTACATTCAAAGGTTCATAAATTCCTTTGTCATTATTAGGCCAATGAAAAATTAAACGAAAAATTCCCTGATACAGTTTTTCAGAACCCCAAAATAAACCATCTGGATTGTTTGGAATAAAAACAATTTCAACATATTGTTGATCTTTTGGCGGTTTGAATGTTCGCCCTTTGAACTTGATCGGCAATGTTGGTGTGTTGCTATCTGCAACAGCTTCTTTAACCGCGTCTTGAAAAGTTCTAATTACCAGTTCATTAGACATTTATTTAACCCTTGATTTTATTTGCTTTGTTACTTTGTCAACAATCGCGGGCCAATTTTGAACGGCTGTTTCAAGAAAACCATCATACGCTTCACGATATTTCGCATAATTCGCCGTCCAACCAAAGAACGCCGCGCCACCTAGTTTCAATTTCGCAAGTGTTGTGATCACGGTTGTTTGTTGCCAACTGTATTGTTCTTGATCGGCATCCGAGCGAACAGGGCCGGTTGGCATTCCGTTCAATGACATTTGACCAGACGCCCGCAAAAAACCAGTATCAACCCGCATCTTTCCACCTTTCGCAACTGGTGTTTGTGCTTGGTCAACAAGTTCTTGCGTTGATTGCCGCGCAAGTGCAATCAATCTTTTTTCAGTTTTTAAAACTATTTCATCAACTCGCGCTGAAAATTTCTTGACCATGTTGTGAAATTCCATCTTGTTTTTGCGTTGGTCATCTGTTAAGAATTTTTTGAACTATAACACATCATAAGGATTTGAAAAGTAAAATGATGATTGCAAGACTTCAACAATCAACAAGGGTTCTTGGTAAATCGCAAGGTTATTTAGGATTACCGGTGCGCGATGTTATTTATCCAGATGGAACGCCTGGAATGCAAACATGTTGGACGCCAACACCAGATGAACTTGAAAAATTAGCAAAAGGTGCAAACATAATTGTTGAACTTTTGGGAAACATTCAAGACGTTGATGGTAGATCACACCCACCAATTAAAC